GGCAAGGAGATGGACGAGGAGCAGAAGAAGGAGTTCAAGAACTCCTGCAAGAAGCTCCACGGCACCAAGCTCCACACCGCGATCCTCACTGCTACTGGCATGCGTGTCGAGAACATGAGCCCTGAGGCCATGTCGGGTGCGTTCCGCGCTCAGTTGTCGTTTGCTCAATCGGGTAGAAGCAAGACCGCCCCGGTTGTCGCTGGTGCCAAGCTCATGAACAAAGGCACTTCCGTTGAAACCAAAGCAGTCGGCACTCAGCGCACCGCGCTTGAGCGTCTCGGCTTCAAGTAATCAACCTCGGCATATAAGGAGATAATGTCATGCCTTTTCAGAATGGTTATCGTGGTGTGGTTGGGGGTTCGGTGCAAACTGCCGTAACTGATCAGCCGGGAGTTGGCGTACCGGGAATGCTCGCGAGCGCCTCCGACTTTAATTTCGTCGACAGCATCTTCGTTTTCGAGACGAATGGTGTTGCCGCTGGTCGTGGTGTTCAGGTTTCAGGGTCTGCTGATGATATCAATCCGCAGCTCCCGTCAGATTCCGTCATCTATCCGAACGTTGGCTCGGATGCCGCTGCTTTCGGTGGTATCGTGGTCTTCGAGGAGCACATGCAGTCGGATGAGAACGGCAATCCGGGGTGGGCCAAGGGCCGTATCGCCCGCGTTGCTCGTCGCTTCCGCTCCGGCGCTCGCGTCTGGGTCAAGGCTGTTGAGGATGTCGTCGTTTCGACTGACACCGTCAATTGGGTCATCGTCGCCCCGGTGGACGGTTCCTATGCTGTTGGCGAGTTCAGCCCGACCGCACTTGCTGGTGGTGGTGCTGGTACTTCCGTGGCCTTGACGGGTGTTGCTCGCTGGGTTGTCGGCGGGAATGCTGGTCAAGTCGCTTGTCTTGAACTGCTCTAATCGAGCCGAAAGGAGTAAATAGTCATGGCTTATGATTTTCAGTTTGACGGCTCGGCTAGCGTAAAAGCGTCTGAGCTCATCACTTCCGTCTTCGATCAAGTCGAAGCTGGCTTCTACGATGTCCTCTACCCGGAGATCAAGTGGCGCGAAATGTTGCCGCAGGGTTCCGTGAAGACCGACATCAACCCCGGTGCCCAGAACTACGTTTATCGTAGCCGGGACATCAAAGGTCGTGGTCAGTTCGTCACGGGCGATTCGCGCAACATCCCCCGCGTTGGTCAGGTCGTTGGGCAGGTCACTGTACCCATCCTCGACGCGGCTGTTGGCGCTACCTTGACCGATGCTGAAGCTCGCCGCTATCAGCACGGGTATCAGTCCGCTCTTGCCAAAGACTTCGGTGAGGCCATGAAGCAAGCCGCTGAGTACCATATCGAGCGCGTCTTTTTCTTCGGCCACTTCCTTGGTGGGTTCGAGCCGTTCATCGACTACTCGACCGTCGACAAGATCCCCGCTGCCGCATGGGCCGGTTCTGATCCTTCGGTCTGGGTGCAGGACATCCAGGACGCCATCGCCGCTGTTTATGAGAACAGCAAGACCGTCCACCTGCCGGACACCGTCATGATTCCGCCGAGCAAGCTTTCCATGCTGACCACGGCTTATGTCATCGGCGCTGGTTCGGTTGGGGTTGCGGTGTCGGCGCTTGAGTACCTCAAGCAGAACAACCTGTATACCGCCCTGACCGGCAAGCCGCTGAACATTAAGGCGCTCCGGTATCTGACCGGTGCTGGTGTTGATGGTGCTGACCGCATCATCGTCATGGAGATGAACGAGCGCAACTTCGTTTTCCCCTTCCCGCTGCCGTACCAGCTCGCGCAGCCGGTCCCCATCGCGCTTGGCGTCGATATGTTCGCTGAGTACATCTTCGGTAGCTTCAACGTCCGCTACCCGATGTGCATGGCCTACCTCGACGTGGCCGCGTCGTAAGGTTCCTAAACCCTTAAGGGCCTAGGAAACTGGGAGACTAGGAACTAGGCTCTTGGAGAACTGCCTCCAAAGAAGCCGGTTGGGACTTGATCACCTGACCGGCTTCTTTGGACCTTTCATTGCTCAACAACCCGGAGGCACAAAATGGCAAAAGATATCCTCATCGCAAATCAACACACTGGCGGCATCGTCTTTCCCCGCCGTTCTGGCGGCATCTCTCTCCCCTGCGTTCGTCTGGCTCCCGGCACTGTCACCAAGGTTGATTCAGACCTGTGGAACACGGTCAAGGCGAACCCCATCGTTCAGGCCTATCTCGACAAGAACATCCTGCGCATCGTGAAGCGCGAGAACGAGAACGTCCCGGTCTCGGAGTCAACAACTACGAATCCGGAGGAGCTCATCCGGTCCGTGGCCCCCCATCTCGCGGATGATGAGGTCGAAGTTGAGAAGGGCTCAGCCAAGGCCAAGGTCACGAAGAAGAAAGTCGGCACCGTCACGGTGTAGCTACTGTAGATTGTCCGGTGCCCATGATCCTGTAACGGGGTCGTGGGTACTAAAGAGTCTATAATAGCTTGACCCCAAGGCCCCGCAAGCACTTAGTGCTTAGTGCTTAGTGGGTAACAGGGGACACAACTACAGAACGCAATAATGTTCGGGTTAATTTTAATGAGTCTTTCGGAAGACACAACACACGTTTCTTGTAAAACGCCTTCGAAAGTGGGTGGATTAAAATTAACCCGAACATTATTACGACAAGGAGACTGAAGACATGAGTACTGATTCTTTCCAAAACGGTCGCTCCAAGGCTGAAGCCGAACTCAGCACGAAGTTCGCGAATGCTGGTGTGAAGGTTCAGAACGAAGCGTGGATCCAGGAAGTGGGTCACAACGAATTCAATCTTGTCGTCGATGGTAAGCGCGTGTTCACTGGCAAGTCACAGAAAGAGTGTATGGAGTGGGTAAAGGCCAACGGCATTACTGGCCGCATTGACTACTCGGACAAGTAGATGGCCATCACACCTGCGCCGACCTACGACGAGTTTATTACAAGGTATCCGTCCTTTGCTGACGTACCGCCGGAGAATGTCCAGTATCAACTCGACTTCGCGGTCAAATTGCTGTCGGACGTTGCTTGGGACTCATTCTTTAATGACGCAGTGGGGCTGGAAACCGCTCACAACCTGTTCCTCATGAAGCAAGCGTGTTCATCGGCACAAGGTGCCATGCAAGCCACTGCAGGCCCTGTCTCCAGCGTCAGCGCAGCCGGGGTGTCTATCGGCTTCCAGTCGGCGTCGTGGAGTGAGAAGAGCAAATCGCAGAACTGGTACATGAAGACAATCTACGGACAGCAACTGTTGCGCCTCTGGGAGAGTTGCATCTCCTCTGCGTACATGGCTTGCTAACGAGTTTGAGATTAAAATGCATTTAAACTCACGGAGAGGGTTGGCGTAGTGCGCACCTTGCTAACTACGCCAACCTTCCACTGAGACCCTTGACTTCTGAGGAGCTTTACAGTAAAATAAAATCAGCAACATTCTTTAATCATAACGATTCAGGTCTAAATGACGCCGTTGTGGATTTCCTTGAAGGGAAGTTCCCGAAGAAATCACGCTAGGAGAGCTAAGATGCCGTGGAATGCTAAAGTCTCACTGGTCGAACAGGCCCACGGCTATCAGAAGGAGCGCCCCGTCACCACGACCCTTTGCGTCGCTGGAGACACAGAAGCCCTCGCCCGAGCTGCCGCAATCCGAATCGCTTATGGCAACTACGTCTGTGTGCCTGACAGCGTTGTCGTCGTCTCCATAAAGAAGAAGTGAATGGGAGCCACCTTTCGCCAGCGCAACCCCAGCGCCATTAAGAACGTACTCAATGCGATCCTTGATGCCGGTAAGTTTGAGGTTGCTGTCGGATTCCCTCGCGGCAAGGCTCAAGCCTACCCAGACGGTACTTCCGTTATAGATGTTGCTGCTGCCCACGTCTACGGTGTCGGGGTTCCACAGCGTGACTTCATGACATTCGCGAAGAAGGACATTGCCCATGTCGTGAAGTCCATCGTGGAGAAGGTCGCTAAGTCGACCGTTGAGATCGACCCCGACAAGGCCATGAAGCTCCGGGAAGCGGCGGGGATTGCAGCAGCAGACGCTGTGAAGGCCTCCATCATCAAGCTTGATGATCCTCCCAACTCGCCTGAAACGATCGCCAAGAAGGGTTCCAGTAATCCGCTCGTCGATACTGGCCATATGAAAGATTCTGTTACCCACATCGTTCGCAAGAGGACTCGTGCATGATCCCCCTCACTGGCCCTATCGCCTTAGCGTTGAGCTTCTTCCTCCTTGACCTCGTTGTCAAGGAGGCGGCTTATGTTAAGAATGAGGAAACCGGTGTCGATGAGCAGACCTATCGTACCCGCAAAATCCAAGCGGCTGTTGATCCTTCTGGTGGTCGCAAGTTGGAGGTTTCATTCGGCGGTAACGTGTCGGACGGTGACATCGCGATCCTGACGGAATGTCCGCTCTACATTGACGACAGCTACGCCGAAGGAAGCCGGTCAAAGCAGTCCTTCGTGCTATATCAAGGTTGGAATTACCGTATCGTCGACGTGTCTGACTGGACCCCACAAGCCGGAATGAAGGTCTACCTAGCACGACGCCACGTCGTTCAGGATCTTGTCTAATGCCTAAGGCGACGTTTGGTGAACTCTACAACGCCTTCGGGGCTCTAATCGCCGAGAGCACAGGTCGTCCGTGGTGGCGCAAAGGTGGAATTCAGGCCATCCCCAAAGAGCCCTACGCGACGATCTACCTGTCCCAAGCGGGTTCCATCCAGCAAGAGGTTGTCGAGAACGTCGAGATTGTCGGAGATACTGTTCAGTACGAGCAAGTGCCGTGGGGAACCAGCTATGTTGACGTCCGGGTAGAATTCTTCAAGTCCAAGGAGAACGATTCAGCCCTCCAAGCAGCAATGCGGCTCCGGATGGCCTTGAAGACTGTCGAGCGATACTGGGACCTTTGGGAACTCTGCTCGCTTGTTGGACCCATCGAGCTACTAGATATTTCGGCAGCATTCCGGGCGGACATAGAACCCCGGACAGAGTTGAAGTTTCAGATCCTCGCGAACGTCTGGGAGCCGCCTTTAACAGCACCACAAATCGGAGAAATTGCTTCTCAACATATAACAGTAGACACCTCGGTTGACACCGAGGACATCGAAATTGACGCAGCCAAACCAGTAGAGGAGAGTTAACCATGGCATATGTAACTGCAGATAGATCCTTACCACGCTCGCTTGATGTTCAAATCAGCGTAGCTCGTCCTACTGCCGAATCAAGAACCGACCTGAGCACGATGTGTGTAGCGTGTGAAGATCTCGGATTCCTCCCCGGCAGTGACCGCGTTCGTTTCTACAGCACCATTGAGGCTGTCGAGGCGGACTTTTCCACGAACACCGAAGCGCACCGTTCTGCTCTGGCGTTCTTCAGCCAGAGTCCGAGAGCTCCGAAGATGGCCCTCGGCGGGGTCTTCCTCGACGCTCAACCGGCAATGCTTGTTTCGGCCCCATTCACCTCGGCAGAAATCGCCGCTTTGGAACTGGTCGCAGACGGTACGATCAACGTCACCTATGATATCGGCGGACCCTCTCCGGAAGTGGAGGTCCTTTCTGGCCTTGACTTTGATGGTGTGACGACCGTTGCTGGGATTGCTGCCATTCTCGATGCAGCCCTCTCTGCAAACCTTGTCTGCTCTGCCAGAACTCTTCCGGGCGGTAGTGTTCGCTTGGAGATTAAGACGGTCTTGACGGGCGATTCGATTTCCATGTTCTTTCCTGTCGCTCCGGACCCGAATGCCGGGACTTATGTCGGCGGTATGTTGAACCTGACTGCTGCTGAGGGTGCACAGGTCTTCAACGGATACACCTCGGCAGGCATTTCCGACGAGCTGTCGAGCATCGCCAATGCCGCGAATAATGCCGGTGAGTTCATTTACGGCTGGGCGCTTGGGTCGACGTTGCGTGATACTGATATCCAGCAGGAGGCCGCTACTTGGGCAGCAGCACGGAATGCCGTCATCGGCCTTGTCAGCAACGACCTGCTTGCCAAGGATGCTGGCTACCTGTTGGACATCGGCTACCTGATGAGCACCACGACTAACAAGCGAGCCTTCTGCGTCTACCACGACAACGTCCAGATGTACCCGGATGTCAGCATCCTTGCCTACATGCTCCATGTCAATTACCGCCTCCAGGATTCCACGGTCACAGCGAAGTTCAAGCAGCTTCCGGGCATCTCGACCGTCCAACTCACGGAGTCCGAGTGGTCGATCCTGCAGAACAAGGGGTACAACACCTACACGGCAGTCGGCGTCAGCGCCCAGACCTACCGCGACGGTGGTGTGAATGCGGCAAGCTGGTTCCTTGACACGGTCATCAACCTCGACAACTTCACCGAGGATCTGTCGGTGGCCATGTACAACGTCTTCCTCCGCAACAAGAAGATTCCCTACACCCGTGAGGGGCAGATGATTCTTCTCGATGCGGCTCGCGACGTTGGGAATCTCTACATCTACAACGGCACTTTCGCCGACCGTGAGGTTGCTGATACCACCACGAAGTCAGGAAGCTCGATCACGAACGCTGTCCAGATCATCCCGACCCCGATCAGCAGTATGTCAGCCGCAGATCGTGCCAGCCGGATTGGACCCCCGATCCAGATGATCGTGCAGGAAGCCGGAGCCATTCACAGCATCGCAATCAACGTCGACGTTGTTAGCTAACAGGAGGATATGATGCGCATCAACTTATACTCACAATCCCGCCACATCGTCATCATTGATGGCGTCCCCCTCTCCGGATTCGGCGATGGGGACTTCATGCAGGTCAAGCTCGACGGCAATGTGGCGGCGAGAACTGCTGGTGCTGACGGCCCTGCCATCAGCCTCAGTACCGACCAAGGGGGTGCGGTGACGCTCTCCTTGCTGCCGACTAGTCCAGTCCTCGGTATCCTCTACGCCTTACGCGATGCCCAGAAGAGCAACCCGCGCCTGTTCTCCATTGTGCTCATGTCAGGTGTTGAGGAGGTCATCACCTGTTCCGGCTGTGCAATCGGCGAACTTCCGCAGTTCGCAACGGGCGGTCCTCAGATGAGTGCTCGTCAGTTCACGTTCGAGTGCAGCAAGATTTCCTTAGATGTTTCTGCTGTTGAGGCCATCGGCGGTGGTCTCATTGGTGGTGTCATCGGCGGGTAATAACTTTTTTAATTGATATTCGGAGGCAGTATGGAACAGAGAACGATTGAAATCAACGGCAGGGCGTACCAGATGATGTTGCCGTCTGTGCGCCCTGCTATGCAGCTCACGAACCGCGTGGCCGTCATCCTCGGCAACCTCATCGGGACCTTGACCGAGGACGCCAAGAATGGTGGCCTGGACAAGTTCGCCAAAGCCCTCCAATCTGTCGACCCCGACAAGATCGACAGCATCTTCATGGATGCCATTAAAGCCGGTGGCGTCTCCTGTGGCGGTATCAATCTCGCCAACCAATTCGAGTTTGAAAAGCACTTCTCCACCTACCGCAGTGACGTTTATCAGGTTTGTTGTTGGGCTACGTGGGAGATCGTGAAAGATTTTTTTCCCGAGCTGACCAGCTTCGTGTCCAAGGCGAAGGGGGCTCTGGGGTCTCAATCGCCATCCCCGAAGGATGGTCAGTAGATTGGTGGGTGGGGAGGCCTGTTTGGGCAGGCCTCTGCACATGGAAGGAGCTTGAGGGACTGACTCTCAACGACCTTCTGGACATGCACCGAAGCTTGAACCTGAAGGACCACCTAGAGGATGCAAGTTACCGCGCTATTAACCCGGAGAAGTAGATGACTGTCATCGACGAGCTCGTCACCATACTCGGACTCAACATATCACCCTCGGCCAAGGCCAATGCGGAAGGGTTCGGCAAGATCCTGTTCGGTATTAAGGGTAAGGCCGCGATTGCCGCAGCCGCGCTCGCGGGGATCGGCTACAAGGCCTACGACCTTGTCCGAGATATGAACGAAGTCACGACCGAGATGGAGAAGTTCAGCCGCGTCACAGGCATCTCTGTCGAGCAGGTTCAGGCGTGGGATCACGTAGCGCGGTCATCTGGGGCTAGTATCAACTCTGTCCGGGGCGACCTGAAGTCCCTGACAGAGCAGCTCAACCATATGAAGCCGGGGCAGTTTAACGAAGGTATCTTTCGGCTGATTGGCCCCGGTATCAAGACCGCAGAGGAAGCGATCATTCGACTGTCAGCGAAGATGCAGGGGATGTCGAAGCAGCAACAGCTTCAGGCGGCAGGGATGGTCGGTCTGTCTGAAGACACCTTGTTGATGATGCAGCGTGGTCCGGAGTTCATCAAGGAGATGTTCGCGGATGCCAGCCAGATGCCCACGATCATCTCCGACCGTGAAGCAAATAATGCGATGCGGTTCACGATTGAGTTGGCAAAGCTCAAGGACGTCTTCAGCAAGTTCCTACAGCAGGTATCGTCGGTTGCTGGTCCGGTCCTCAAGGAAATGAACAAGGAGCTGTTCAACTGGCTCAAGAACAACAAAGAGTGGATCAAGCTGAAGCTCGAACAGGTGATCAACGGTGTCTTCCTCGGCTTCAAGAAGGTGAAAGAGATCTTCTTCGCCGTTGTTGATGCCGTCAAGAAGATGGTCCCCAACTTCGGGAATCTCGTCGAGAAGCTCGACCTCACGAAATTCTGGGCAACCCTCGTCATATCAGCCCTCGTCACCATGGCGGGTGCCTTCATTGCGCTAGCGTGGCCAGTGCTCAAGGTCTGGGCTATAATTACAGCCCTTGTCCTTGTTATTGAAGATCTCTGGACATATTTCCAAGGTGGTGATTCCGCGACCGGCGCTTTCATTGACTCCATAACGAGTGCTGAGGGAACACTTGCCAAAAAAGTACCATCTTTAGTTAAATTGACGAGAACTTTATACGAAGCATTCAACGAGCTAGGCGGTAAGAAGCTGGCTCGGGAGTTTTGGGACACTTTGGTCTACGACCTCAAGTGGGTGCTCGCGGCGTTCGGTGAACTGAGCAACGGCGTTATTCGCTTCGCTGAGGCGATGGCGTCTTTAGCTTCCGGCGGCGGTCTCAAGGGTTTCATGGCCGCGTTGTCAGACGGTAACAAGGGGCGTCTCTTTGCTGACTTCCAGTCCCTGTCTGATGAGTATGCACCTAATCCACAAACGCCTGTTTCAGATGGTAGTGAATTCCAACCGGGGTATGGGCCACAAATACCTGCCGGGATCCAAGCAGCGGCAAAGCCGACTACAGGCCTCGTCGGCGGTTCCCGTGATAAGCAAGCAGAACTCGTGGCGCTTGCCACAGCGTCAGGGAATCGTGGGGACACGAATAACACCGTGAACATCACGCAGAATATCACTGGAACAAGCGACCCTCGTGCGACAGGCAACTTCGCCGTGGATCGTTTCAAGAGCCTCCTAACTACGACACCGGGATTGAACGGTATCCACGCAGCAGCGAACCAATGAGGTACTTATGGGTTTAATCTCAATACCTAGCGCAGGTTCCCTCATTGGTGGTAACATCATTGCGATACTTGCCCGGACGGCCATACGGACAAGGGCGATGGTCGCGGCAGCACGGTTCGCAGCGAAGAGGCAGGACCTTCTCTATCAGAGCTTCGTTGACCAGTCCGAGTATGTTCCCGTCAAGGCTGAGATCGTCTCAATACCGATCGACGTGAGAACACAAGAGACAATAAGCTATTCGGGGGAGTTAACACGCTTCGCGCTTGAGTCTGGTGCACAACTCACGGACCACATGTTGATTCAACCGCTTGTCGTGAACGTCGCTTTCGAGATTAGCAACTTCAACCGAGAGAATACGATGTTCAGCTTCGCTCTACTTGAGGAGGCCTTTCTCAAACGACAGGCGGTGGAGCTGGTTACAGAATATAAGACTCTTGAAAATATGGTCATGACGTCCCTCGACGCAGACACGTCCGCACCATTCTGGGGGAAGTTGGCTTGTCGGGCGACCTTCCAACAGGTGAAGTATTTCACGATGGAGTCGACAGCAGTAACTGTTACTGCAGAAACGCCAAAGCCTGCGTCCATCGCAGAACCGGAAGGCCTTGGTACGGTCCCCGATTCAAACACGTCTGCCCTTAAACAGTCCAGCAACATCCTCAGTGGAACGGCGCAACAACCATGAGAACAATACCGCTCTTCTCAAATAAGACTGTTTCCTATACAGTTCCGCTGACAGGGGGTCCGATTGTCAAGCTGACGACGCGGTACAATTACGTGACGCGGCATTGGTCGCTGGATATTGCGGACGCGGCGGGAAAGCTTCTCGTGGCAGGGATTGCTCTCGTGCCGGGGAACGACCTACTATTTCCCTACCGCCAACTCAAGAAGACCCTCGGAGCTCTTGTGATGGAGGAGCTTTTCCCCGAAGCCCATCGCCGCGACGATACTCTCCAGAGCCACTGTGTGCTGTACTGGATCTCCCCGGAAGAAGAGGCGGCATATGATTCAACCCTTTAACCGCCGAGCCCAAGTAATTATCGGACCCTTTGCAGAATCTGAGGGAGCGGCTGATCCGACGCTTGGAGTCGTGATTGAGGGGGATGGTACACCGGACAAGGCACGAATAGGCTTCTCGGTTAAGAAGCATATCATGTCGACGGCCTCACCAACAATAGTAAGACTCTATAACCTGTCCTACGAACACCGCAAAGCGATCCTGGACCCCGGCTTACGGATCGAGATAAAAGCGGGGTGGTCCAATACGGAGATGTGGTCCATCTTCACAGGCTCTATTCTCGCCAGCTTCACGCAACGGGAGGGTGCCGACCTCGTCACAGAGATCTACAGCCTTGCTTCCTACACGAAGCTGACTAAGGCCGTGGTCCGGCAGACGTTTCTCGCACAGACCCCCATTAGGGATATTGTCCGGACGATCGCCTCAGGTATTCCCGGCGTCAACGTCTCCGACGCTAATATTGACATCCCCTATGCCCTCGTTGCCGGTTCGGCAGGGCTGACGATTGTCGATCCAACAAGCGAGGCGCTGTTCAAGCTGGCACGGCAGTACGGATTCTCCTGCTGGATCGAGGATGGTATTTTTCACACGCTTATGGATAAACAGCGCAAAACGGGACCGACGCCTGTTATCAGCACTGAGAACGGCTACCTAATGAGAGCTGAGGCGATGCTCGTACCACCCGACCAGCTTATTGCAGGCGTTTCGATAACATCTTTATTCCACCCGCAATTACACACCGGTGGGGGTGTGGAACTTATTAGTACTTCAAATCCAAAGCTGAATGGCGTCTACACGGTCCACGCGATCGACCATTCCGGTGACACCCACAGCCAGACGTGGACCTCTCACGTCGAGAGCCATTGGACAATATAATGGACCACAGCAGCACTGACCCTAATACGCAGATGAAAGAGTTTCTCCACCGGTTCATGCTTGGTGTGCACACCTGCATCCCCGGACGGATCGACGCCTTTTTTCCTGCAACCCAGACTGTTAAAGTGACTCCGGCAATAAAGTCCAGGTATTTTGATGAGAATGGTAAACAGTCCTATATAGAGATGCCGACTATCGACAATGTGCCGATCGTGTTCCCCTACAGTGTCGGTGCTAAGTTCGCCATGACGATGCCGGTGAAGAAAGGGGACCCCTGCCTCATCTTCTTCGCTGAGAGGGCGATCGATAATTGGCATGACCTCGGCGGTGTACAACCACCAGAACTCGACGGAGTCTGTTCCCGCCACCATGATCTCACGGATGCTTTCGTAATCTTGGCCCCTTCTCCTTTGCCGAACGCTGTTGCAGGGTGGGAAGAGAACGGAATCGAGTTGCGCAGTACTGCTCCCGAGAAGTCGATCAAGATCACCATCACAGACTCAAAGATCGAGATTGTTCACACCACGAGCAAGTTCACGGTGACGGCCTCCGGCGTTGAGATTGATGCTCCAGTAATCTTCAAGAAGGCTGTCGAGTTTAAGAGCACCTTCAAGAACGTGTTGGGTGTTGATATAGGGGCTCATTCCCACGCCTACACCGACGACGGCAACCCCATGGTGACAGGGATACCTCAATGAGTATGACTTGGAAGCTCACAGGAACTGGCGACCTGACGATCACCTCAGCCTCGAAGCTCGCGATGGTTACAGGGAGTGTTGAGGTACAGCAGCGTGTCATCGTGGCCCTGCAGCACGAATATCAGGAGTACTTCCTTAATGTCGAAGGTGGTGTCCCTTGGTATCAGTCCATCCTTGGACTCAAGGATCTTAAGATTGCCGAGACGATCCTCCGGTCGATTGTCATGAGGGTCGCTGGGGTCAACTCGATACTGCGACTGACCGCGAAGTACGGGGATGCTCGGCAGGTGGAGATTACGGCACTCATCGAGACGGAAGTAGACGGAGAGATTGCAATAGTGCCGGTTTCGGCAGAATTCGGAGCGACTAATGGCTGATTATGGCGTGTTACCTGAAGGCTTCGTCCGCAAGGACTTTACAGCGATTCGTGCTGACTTCCTAACGGCTCTACAGTCCGTCATTGATCCGACGACAGGACAATCCTTATCGCCTAACTTGGCCGATGAGAATGATCCGCTTGCCCAGATCGTCAACACTTTGACCGACCAGCTCGCAACTCTGTGGGAGCATGCAGAGTCCTGTTACAACCAGTTCGACCCGCTCCGCGCTTCCGATACAGGTCTGACAGGCCTCGTTCAGCTCAACGGCATCAGACGGCTTCCAGGGTTCCCGAGCACGGACGTCTTCACGCTGACGGGGACTCCGAACACAACAATCTCAGCTGGCAAGCAGGTTGCGAATGCTGGTCGCGACATCATCTTCACGCTACCGGCGTTCACGCTTGATGGCTCCGGAACTGTCACGGGCGTGATTGGAACTTGCACGGTCGATGGCCCTGTTGAACCTACGGCTGGGGCACTCATCTACATCTTGACACCAGACCCGAACCTCGACGGTGCTACAAACCTCGGTACAGTTGTCGTCGGTCAGACTGAGGAGTCTGATGAGGATCTCCGCTACCGCCAACAGCGTAGCACAGCAAACACCGGAGCATCGCCGATCGAGACCTTCTTCTCCGGGGTGTCTAACGTCAGCGGCGTGACCTTCTGCCGCGTCTACCAGAACAAGACCCTCGTCCCCGACGTTCGAGGGATTCCCGGCAAAACGGTCGCCACGGTCGTCGTCGGCGGCGATGACACAGAGATTGCGGAAGCCATCTTCAGCAAGCTGCCAGTCTTCGGAGACACTCACGGCAATACGACCGAGACCCTCACGGACGCTATCGGCCAAACCTACGACATCAAGTTCACGAGGCCGATCGAGGTCTCCATCTTCATCGAGATTGAGATATCCCTCACCCAAGCATACCTCTGGCCAAGCGATGGTGCTGACCGCGTCAAGGCGAACATTGTCCAGTACGCGTCAGGGGGTGCATCAGTCTTCGGCATCAACAGTGGCTTCGACCGCAATGGGTGGCTCCCCGGCGAATCAGTTTATAATTCAGAGCTGTACATCCCTGTCATGCAGATGTCCGGGGTGCGAATTAACACCCTGACGGTAGGGACCTCTGATCCTCCCATGGACTCTTCTGTGAATATCGAGTGGGACGAGATTGCGACGTTCTCCGTCGACAACATCAGCGTAACGGTGGTCTAAGATGGCCTTTGAACTGTCCTCCCAAGACTACATCGTCTCCATGGTTCGCGCTGAGAGTAATGTGCTCCAACAGTTCCGGACGAAGCCTGTCTTCATGGCGCTCCTGGGGGCGCTCTGCTCTGAAGTGCAGGTACTGCAGGACGTCCTCATCGACATCCAGAACAAGCGGGGACCTCTGGTCGCGGTCGGGGTGCAGCTCGAAGCCCTTGGACGCATCGTTGGGCAGGGTCGGGATGTTATAAGTGTGGCGGATTCGCAGTGGTTCACTCCAGATGATTCTGCTGGTCCTGCTGACAACTTCCAATCACCCCTGTGGACACAGGGAGCTCCAGGCGGACTGCCGGGGTATGCTGACGATAATTGGCTTCGTCGGCTCATCGAAGCCAAGGTTAAGAAGAACTTCGTTCGGAGTTCATCTGTACCGGAGTTGCAGGACGTCATCAAACAAGCGTTCGGCGTTGATTGCGGCTTCGTTCGGGATGATGCATTTCAAGGGCGGATCGTTCTACCAGTAGGTGCACCATCTTACGTGAAGGACTACGTCACACGGTACTTCTCGATTGACGTAGTTGAAGACACAATTGGTGTTGGCTACCCCGCAACCGCCGACGTAACTGGAATTATAGAAGTATAAAAGGAGGCTCCATGGCTATTACACCAAGAACAGTTGTAACAGGAGGCGTCTGGGGTGAGAACCTCTCTGACCTCGTCCAAAATCCTAACGTCGGTATTGGCTACCGGGACAGTACGATCCCTGAAGCTGAGATTAAAGAGGGCTGGCTCTACGGCGTCAAGGCCGACAGCTCCAAGGTCAATGAGATGTTGCTGCGCCTGACGACCCTCATGAAGTCCTTGGAGCAGCGGGGTATTCTTCCTTACAATAACACGACACCCTACGAGACTGGCTCTCGCGTCTTGTGGACGGACGGCTTCCTCTACTCAGCCCTACAGAACGTCACGGGAGAATCACCCGCCGTGTCCCCGGCCAAGTGGCAGAAGGGTGGTATCGAGTCGACGGACAAGGTAGACAAGGTGGTCATCCTCCCCGGAGGCACGAACCTCAACACGGTGACGACGAGCGGGTTCTACCGGTTAGGACCGGGGAACACGAACGGCCCAACAAGTAGTGATAATAACCAGCTCCTTGTCATGCATGGCGGCCAAGATACCATCACGCAGATTTTAGGCAGCCACACAACCGGGGATCTGTTTACACGCAGCGGCAACCCGTCCGACGTTGGAGGTTCAGGTGTATGGACATCGTGGAAGAAGCTCGCCTTCACCGACTCCCCTGTGTTCACCGGAAATCCGACTGCACCAACGCCTGCCGCTGGCGACAG